CTAGATTCTGAAACTTTAAGGTCTGCGCTGACCACCCATGGAGGCGTAAAGTTTCCTGCAGGAAAGCCTACAGACACAGCTAACGTACTATACAACGAGTCAGGCGTCTTAAAGTTTAACGGAAAGCAAGTTATCACAGACTCAAGTGGTGTTGTTTACCTAACACGCTTAGGTGTTACTGGATCTGTAGACATTAAGGGCCCAATGACTGTTACAGGTGGTATTGTTACTGACGATGCCGGCTCAGAGTTTGTAAGAGCAGGTGACAGAATTCAGGTTGCTAAGAACGCAGACGGCTCCTTTACGATATCAGCTGACGTACAAGCCGGCTCAGGTTCAGGAGGCTCTGCTGACCCTAAATACTTGACCTTAGAGGCAACAGGTGATCTAAATAACGAAAGAGTGTTTACCGCAGGTACCGGTATAAGCGTGACAGATGCTGGTGCAGGCGGCACTTTTACAGTAGGTGTTGACACCACAAAAACGCCACAGTTAAATGCTAATAATACATTCACATCAGATGTTGTAGTTCAAGGAAATATAAAAGGCTCTATTCAAAAGCTATCAGATGGCTCTACAGACTTTATACAGGCAGGATCTAACGTTTCTGTCTCTAATAATGTAAACGGCTCTATTACAATATCAGCAACAGATACAAATACAGATACAACATACACAACAGGAAATGGGCTCACCGCTTCAGGAACAACATTTAGTGTTAATTTACAGTCAGGCGGTGGTTTGCAGATAACCTCAGCTAAATTAGCTGTAAATACAGCTGACTTTGCAGGAGACGGTCTAAAAGCAGTTTCAGGAAATACACAGCTAGCTATTGAGCCTGCCAATTTTGCAGGTACAGGCTTAGAAGACGACGGATCAGATAATTTAAGAATTGCTGCGTCTGCTGCAGGCGACGGATTAACTGGCGGCGCTGGTTCTGCCTTGTCTTTAGACCTAAAATCATCCGGTGGGCTAAAAATAGACACCGGAGAACTTACGCTAGAACCTAGCGACATAGCTGGAGACGGGCTCTCTGATGATGGTTCGGACAATATTAAATTAGATATTCATAATCTATCGACAGAGCTTACAGACGGACAGGCAGCACTGGCAGATCACATCGCAGTAGCAGATGCAACCGACAATGTGACTAAAAAGCTGACTATTAATCGCCTTAAATCTTTAGTCCAGTCTAGTGTTTCATACACGGCCGGCGATGGATTGTCACTTACAGGGCAAGCATTTAAGCAGAGGGCAGTACTCGCAGTCGCCTCAGCAGGAGGAGCATTTGTAATAGACGGTCAGTCAAAACCAATGATTACAGCCCCTAAAACACTAGATTATTACTTTGATTTAAGCGATTCTAGTATGTCCGGAAAAGTTTTTGCTTTGTCTACGACTAGCGACGGAACACACGGAAGCGGCGCGCAGTTTACAAATGGAGTAACAACAGCCGGCACACCAGGAAATTCAGGCGCATACCTTGAAGTAAAATTTACACAAGAAGACCCTGATGTTTTGTACTATTATGATGCAAATACCTCCGGGATGGGCAACAAACTTGTAACAGGAATGGGCTATCTAGAAACAGACTCAGCTACAGTTACTTACGCAGGCACCGGAAAATTTCCACAAGGAATTCAAGGATCAATCCAGAAGCTATCAGACGGAACCACTAATTTTATACAGGGTGGTAGCAACATAACAATCACAAACAACGAAAACGGCTCGATTACAGTCGCGTCAGATGTTGCAGCAGCTTTTACCGCAGGCGACGGAATAGACATTGCCGGTGGCACAATAAGCACAGATATCAAGACAAGCGGTGGATTAAAGATAACAGCAACAGAATTAGAAGTTGACGACACTGTTGTTGCAAAGCTAGCAGGGGCAACTTTTACAGGAAACGTAACAGTTCCAGGCGCCGGCGGCATCCGTGGGTCAATCCAAAAGCTATCAGACGGCACCACAAATTTTGTTCAAGCAGGTACAAATGTCACAGTAACAAATAACGCAAATGGTTCAATTACTATTGCTTCTACAGGCGGTGGAGGAGGATCCGGTGCTATAGGATCCGCTGAAGATGGTGATTATACTGATGGATTATTTTCTGATTTTACATCTAGTACAAATGTAGGAGTTGCTGTGGACAGATTTAATGAAGTCTTAAAGTCACTGGCACCCGATCCTGCACCTAATTTATCAGCAATAAGCATGACAACATCTACAGCAACATGCAAGTTATCATTTGGGGCAAGTAACGCCTTATCAGGCTACACAGCTGTAGCAGCATCCGCTGGTCTAGGTAGTGCTTTGGATACAAACGGTGTGTACACATCTGCTACGTCATCAGGAAATGTCAGATCCGGCGCAGTATCTTCTGGTACAGTAATAACAGGGACGGTGGCTTCAGGAGTTGCGGCAAATAGCTTTGATGGTGGCATAGTAAACTACCCAGCAAACAGTATGGGAAACGCTAATCAAGGATCCTTGCAGCTGTACGTTAACGGTTCGCTAGTCCGGACAATAGACTTGACTGACGGCTCATTAGGAGCCGGAGTACCAGGATCAGGCACGGCTTCAATGTTAACTTCAGGATCTGGGTTTATAAATATTTCCGCAATTGCTTCTGGAAAATTTTCAAATGGTTCTGCGTTCGATGTGTTTAAGCACAGAACCATAAATTTTCAGGTTGGGACAGCACACCAGAGAAACGGCTGGAATTATGTTCAGGTAAAACATGTTGTTAGTGTATCTACTACGTATACAACAAATTACGTTGAATGGGTAGTAGATGAAACAGCAGACGCCGGCGAGAGCATGGCAGCTTCATCAAATTCTTTGGCTAGCTTAAGCATGACAGGTACAAAATATTTGTCAGGTGTAAAATATAATACAGGTGGAACTGCAGCATACCAAGTATCAATAGCTAATGCATACAAAGATGTGTATTCTAATTCAAGCATAACGTTTTCAGGAACTAGCTGTACTGTGCCGAGCCAATCACTACCGTCAGTTGGCGGCGGAGAAAATAGTGGAAAAACACTTAGTGTTACAGCCACTGCAACAATAAATGATACAAAAATGTTGAATGAATCACTATCTGTTTCAATTAATGTTCCGCACCCTTTGCGCAATAATTTAAGTAGCGCCGGCAGCTCATCACTTGCAGGAATACTACTCTATAATGTTAGTGAAACTTCAACAGTTTTGGCAGAAAATTTTAACGGAGAGACCTATAGATTACAGTCCGGCGCTTATGGTAATCAATCTGCAGTAGGCTCAGGAACGTGGGCTAGCTCCACAAACATTGAAGGTGGATCCGCTGGAAATCACGCTTCAGGTCTAATAGTTTATAATGACACACTGGTCTCTCCTTTGTCCGGAATTGGTAGCGGAGACTTTAGAAATTCATCAGATGGTGGAATAATTGTGAACGGACCGTCCGGGAATATTAATTATAGTAGTGCAACAGGCACCAGAACATACTATAGAAGGTTTACCAATAATACGGGTGGATCAAAAACGGACTTTAACTTAGCTATGAGCAAGTCAGGAACAACAATCGTGCTATCAGATGGTACATTAAACACGTCAGATATATCAGTAGCAGTTAAGCTGCCTGAAACATCATCTGATTTCGCGACTGCATGGTTAGATATCCGAAAATCTTTTTCAACAGGACAAGTAGGCTCTGACGGTGATGGTTGCCTAGTCGGATCATTCGACAACACAGCTAGCTCTACCAATAGATGTACATTTGGTACACAATCTGTTGGAAACAATGAATATATAATCTTACGGGTTACTGCTAACGCAAGTTGGACAGGAAGTCTAAGTCAGCTTTCGGTAAGCTGGATCTAAAGGAAATTAAAAAATGGCATTAAACGAGACATCTAAAGAATACATCTCTCTTAAGAAACTACAAGGCAAAGCCCACACGTCTAACAACAAAGGGTTGGCAAACGAGGCACTATCGTCAGGCCTGACAGTTTCTGCTAAGACAGTATTTAGCACGGATATTCCTGCATCACCAACAGCCACTCAGTATGCAATTACCAGCAATGCTGTTCAATATGTAAGGCTTTCTGCATCATTTATCGCAGGTTCAGATACAGGCTCGGGCCGTCATGCATTTGCATTGTCACTACCAGACGATTATCAGACCCCAGCTGGAACTACTAATTCTTTGGCTAAGAAAGGCTCTGGTGTTTTTGTTAACACACAGACACTGAATGCTACGGGAGGTGCACTTCAATTAGTTCCTCCATCTTATGGTACTGGATATGAAGCAAAACCATTTATGCACGTTAACGGCACCGGCGCCGAAACTCAAATTCCAGTATTGGACGGTAGAGACTGGTATATTGACTATTTTAACGGTATTCTTTTTCAACAAGATCCGCCGGGCACCGGAGATCATGCACAAAACCCAAGATTTGTCGATGCATACATTTTTGTAGGAAGCTTTGTTTCTGACGACTTAGGCGCAGCATCTGGTGCACCTTCAGGCGCACAATATGTTACCTTGGCAGCTGACGCTACATTGACAAATGAAAGAGTTTTAACACCAGGTACAGGTTTAGACTTGACTGATGCCGGCGCAGGTGGAAATCTCACGCTAGATGTAGATATCAGCGAGTATGGAGATGTCCAGGTCGCCTCAGGCGACAAGTTTCTTATGCTGGATCAGGACGGATCAACACATCAGCTGGAGTCTATAGATGATATATCAACGTTTCAAGCAGGCGCCGGTCTAGCAGCAACATCAGGTGTATTATCAGTCGATATTGACGAACTAGATGAATTGGCAGCAGCTCCTCATGCTACAGAAGATGAGTTTATGGTGTCAGATAACGGAACTGAAAAACGTGTTAGCATGACCAACGTTGCTGCAGGAGCATTTGCACTAGTAACAGGTGACGCTACAATTGCAGCCAACGGAGCCTTAACAATTGCTGCTACTGCTGTCGAAGACTCCATGTTGAATGATGATGTCGCGACAGGATTAGCAGGCTCTGGCTTAGCTGCTTCTAGTGGAGTACTTTCAGTCGGTGTTGACGATACTGGTATTGAAATTAATTCTGATGCACTAAGACTAAAAGATTCTGGTGTTACACTAGCAAAAATGGCAAATATTGCTAACATGAAAGTATTAGGAAACGTTTCAGGCGGTGCTTCAGCTCCTTCTGCTATAGCCATATTAGATGAAGACAACATGGCATCTAATAGCTCAACTTCTTTGGCATCGCAACAGTCTATCAAAGCATATGTGGACTCAGTGGCACAAGGGCTAGATCCTAAGGCTTCTGTTGTCGTCGCCACAGTAGCTTCGTTTACAATGGCATCCACAGCCTCAGCATCTACATTGATTTTAGCCGATGGCGAAGGTGGATTTAGTGCATCAGGCGACTCACTAACAATTGACGGAACTTCAGTGGCTGCTGGTGGACGTGTACTAATTAAAGACGGTGTTAATTCAAATGGGGCAGGCGTACATAACAAATGGAACGGTATCTATATAGTAGGTGCTTTATCCGGTACCACGCTGACATTGACAAGAGCTTCTGATGCAGATCAAGATGATATAACAGGCGGTGCCCACGTTTTTGTTGAGCAAGGAACAGTAAATGGTGACACAGGTTTTGTATGTACTAACGATGGCGCTGTTACTGTAGGTACGACTGCTATCACATGGTCGCAGTTTTCTGGGCCTGGAGTATTTTCTGCAGGTGACGGTCTAGATCTTACAGGAAAAGTATTTAGCCTAGATGTAAAAGCGTCAGGCGGTCTTAAGATTGATTCAACTGAGTTAGCGGTTGAGCCGGCAAACTTTGCAGGCTCAGGACTAGAAGATGATGGATCAGACAATTTAAGAATTGCAACATCCGCCGCCGGAAATGGTTTATCTGGTGGCGGCGGAGCGGCTCTAGCTGTCGACTTAAATGAATTGTCAGCAGCTGTTGTCGACGTAGCTAATGACTCAATTCCTATTATAGATGCCACAGATGACTCATCAAAGAAAGAATCGATTGCAGACGTAATGACAGCTGCCGCCGGAGACGGAATTGCAGCCGCATCAGGCGTGCTGGGTCTAGATCTTAATTCAAGTGCAGGTCTAAAAATAGACGGCGCAAAACTATCTGTTGAGCCGACAGACTTTGCAGGTGCTGGATTAGAAGACGACGGATCTGACAATCTTCGTATACATGTGCATGGCTTAAGTGCTGATGGAAACGCTGGCAACTTAAGTGACTCAATTGCTATTGCTGATGCTAGTGATAGTAATCTTACAAAAAAGATAACGCTGACACAATTAAAGACACTAATTGATGCTGATACAACGTTCGCAGCTGGAGACGGTTTGGACTTATCTGGAACTACGTTTAGTCTAGATCTTAAGGCAAGTGGCGGTTTGGCTATAGACAGTACAGAACTATCTTTAGACTATGCAGGTGCAGATTCTTTTGTGAAGGCTGCTACTGACGGAACAGGAATTACAGTCGATGCTAGTAATGACTTACTATTAGTATATGATAATGATGCTGCTGTAGTCAAACACATTAATCCAAGTCAACTACCTGGCGGAACAATTGGTGCAGCAGAAGATGGTGCTTATACTGACGGACTCTTTACTGACTTTACTACATCAACAGCTATTGGAACACCTATTGATAGATTTAATGAGGTTCTTAAGCTACTAGTTCCAGCACCAGCACCTGACTTGGATGATATTGACAGCAATGTAACCTCAGGAGTTGCAGGTGACTTATCATTCGGCTCAGCAAACAATCAATCTTCCGCTTCACCTCCATATATTTCAGTCGCAGCCTCCGCCGGTCTTGGATCTGCTCTCGACGTTAACGGTTTATACACGACAGCAGAAAATAGCAACAATTTACGAAGAGGTCTTTTTAACGGGACAGTCGATCAGACTGGAGACTTAAACGAGGATGTCGTTGCAGATATTACTTCACCATCAAGCAGAACAAACTATCCTGTGAATTCATTTGGTGACGCGGACGTTGGCTCACTTATACTAGAAGTTAACGGTGCAGATTTATATACCTTAAGCCTTACAGCAGGAAGTACAGGAACAGGATCACCAGGATCAGGAACAGGAACACACGTCAATGGAAACGGTTCGGGTTTCACAAACCTGTCAGCAGCCACAGCAGGAACCTTTGACGGTGGAGCATCGTTTGCTAGTTTCAAGCATCGAACAGGTCGCTGGAAAGTGGCAGCAGCTGATCAAAGAAACGGCTGGAACTATGCAAGAGTCAAGCACAGCAAGGGCTCAGTTATCAACACCAACTACGTTGAGTGGGTAAACGATAATGACTCTAACGCACTGGCAGCCAGCGCAAACACGTTAACATATTCAGGAACTGGGTCTAAGCAAATATCTGGTGTCACATACTTTACAGGAGGTACAGGAAGATATCAGGTTACAGTTTCAAATGCATACAAATATGTTTATGACAAGACAACAAATCATACTTTTACAACATCAAATTCAGGTCTGACTTCAGGAGTATCATATGCAATCTCTGCTATTACCCCTGAAGACATTGGCGGATCTGAAGATCACACGAAACAGATTGCTGTAGATGAAACTGATACCGTGACAGCAAACTACATTTTAGGCGGATCATTAACAGCAGGAATTAGCGTCGCGCACCCTCTTAAATCCAATTTGTCGAACGCCGGGCAAGCTTCAGCCTCAGGCATATTACTCTATAATGTCTCTGATACAGCTACGGCCCTGTCAGAGACATTTCAAGATGAAGACTATAGGTTACAGGTAGGCACGTATGCAAATCAATCAGACGCAGCTAGTGGCAACGCTTGGGACTCATCAGTAAGTCTTGTACACGGATCAGATACTGCACACAATACAGGACTTCAGGTCTATAGAGAAAGACTATACGCACCGCGTAATACTCTAAACTCAGGTGACTTTAGAAATAGCGGTGATGGAGGTTCATTGGCAAATGGCCCAGCTGGAAACCCAAACTATTCTGCATCATCAGGAACGCGTACATATTATAGAAAGTTTCAGAACACATCAGGTGCTGCCGTTAGAGACTTTACCTACACAATTGCAGGTGATGTAACACTAGTTGGTGCATCTGATTCTATTGGGGCAAATGACAAGTTTAAGCTTTCTTTTAAGATGCCAAACGACGGATCAGGAAACACTACAGGCTTTTTGGATGCTAAAAATGCATTTGCATTAGGTAGCACGGCAGACGCCGATGGCGGTGCAATAGGATCAGTTGATACAAGCGATGCAATGACAAACCACATCTCTTTCGGTACAATTGAAATAGGTAATAATGAGTTTATTGTTGCAAAAATTGAAGCAGCACATACCTGGACAGGATATATTGACTCCCTAGTTGTTACATTTGGTGCTGTCGGAAGCGTTGCAGCCTCGCCTAACGTCAACAATATCGATCAAGATACTGACGGCGTTGCTGCAAATCTATCGTTCGGTGACACTCTAACAAAATCAGGATACTCAACTATTGAAACCACAGCCGGAGGAACAGCTAGAAACGCTAACGATTTGTATGCTCTAAGCGCCCCACGTCATGGTGTTCTCAACGGCGCGACAAATGTTGTAGGCACAATAAATGAATCCACATCAGCTAGCGCAAATGCTTATCCAGCTAATGCATTTGGTAGTGGTGTCGCCAATACGGGCACTCTTAAGCTAGAAGTTAACGGATCAGTTATACACACAACTAACCTGGCTTCATTTGCATCGGGAGACAGCTTAACTAGCAACTCAGGTTTTACAGGATTATCTGCAGCTACTAATGGATTAGACACAAGTAGCTTACCAGACTTTACAAAGTGGTATAGAACAGGATCTTGGAAGGTAGCAGTAGCCGCGCAGCGAAAAGGCTTTAATTACGCCCGTGTTATTCATACAATAGGGGGTTCAGACCATGAGTCTTCTTACGTAGAATGGGTAAACGATGATGACGGATCAACAGTAACGATGTCAAATGTCGCTGTGGGAGACTTCTCAGAGTCTGGGTCTTCGTTTTCACTATCAGGTGTAACTTACTTTGTTTCACCGGTTGGCAAGTTTCACTTTACAGTAGCTAACTTATACAAGTACGTCTATAGTGATGCTAGCAACGCGATTAGATTTCCAACAACAACTAACTGTACAGTCACACAAATTGCAGCAGGCGGCACAGGGGTAACTAATGCAACTACCAGTGCTGTACAAACAACGCTACCTGTATTGGATACAGGCGTCAGTGCAGCACATGATCAAAACTTAGTAGTTACTGGATCTTTTTCTGTTGATTCTTCCACATCAATTCCCGGAAGTTTGCAAACAGTTACTTTGGTAGGTAGAGTTAATCACCCGCTTAAAGGAAATACGGATACTTCATCTACACAGAGCGGAAACTTACTAATATTTACATCGACAGATAATTCTACTAACTTGGTTGAGCAATTTAACGGCGAGTCTAAGAGGCGTAAGTCAGGCACATACACACAACAATCACATGTAACAGCCTCTAGTAATAATTGGGACTCTACAGTTTCTCTTGTTCACGGATCTGACACAGGACACAATCAAGGGCTCATGGTTTTCAATGGAAAGCTGGTCGCATTTACAGCCGGCCACAATACGAATACAAATTTTGGTACTCTAGTTGGTCCTAGCGGCAATCCGAATTATAGTGCAGTATCAGCATCCACACGTGAGTATATTCGGTGGTTTAGAAATACAGAGGGCTCTGCAAGACAAATGTTCCAGATTACTATTAACGGTACAGGAACAATTATTGCTTCCACGGGGACATTAGGCGCAAATAACAACTTGATGGTTCATTTTAAAATACCTTCAACAAGTGCATCGCAGTCTACAGGGTGGATGGATATTGCAGCTACTTTTAATACAGGTGAATATTCTGATGATGATGGTTGTTTTGATTCTGGAAACGGTGCTTTTGATAGTTCTCTAAACGCAACCAACTGGGGAACGTTCGGAACTCATTTTGTTAGTAACAACGAGTACATACTTATCAGGGTTAAGGCACACTCAACATGGACGGGTAACATTACAGACATGACACTAGCCTGGCGAACTGCATAATTTTCTGAGGGATTGCGATGGCATTTGATGCAAAAACAGAGCGTTTGCTGTCGCTTAAAAAGCTGTCTGGCAAGGCGCATACGTCTAATAACAAGGGCTTGTCAAACGAGGCACTGCCTTCGGGTGTTACAATTGCAGCTGCGTCTGTCTTTGGTCAATCAATACCTGGTAGTCCATCATCAAGTTCACTTTATTCAATAACTAGCGGTGTTGTTGAGTACGTAAGGTTATCTGCTTCTTTTATACAGGGCTCAGACACTAGTGATGGCCAACATGGTTTTAAACTTACTTTGCCTGATGACTACGTTACACACTCTTCTAACACCAAAAAAGGAACAGGGTTCTATACTAACGGCCGAGAGGTGAATACTGCACAGGGCGGACTTCAATTAGTACCTCCGTCTTTTGGTAATAGTTACGAGGCCAAATTATATCATACAGCATCTAGCACCCAAACTAGAATACCTCTTTTGGATGCAAGAGACTGGAATATAGACTACTTTAATGGTACTATTTTTCAACAAGATCCTCCTGGGACAGGCTTTCACGCGCAAAACCCAACATATGTAGACGCTTTTATATACATTGGCGATTATGTAGGGTCGATGCTAGGAAATTCAGGCGCCGGAGATCAAGGTGCAACCTATATTGTCTTGTCAAACACAGGATCTTTGAGCGGAGAGCGAGCATTAGTAGCAGGATCAGGCCTTACACTAATAGACGGTGGCGCTGGATCATCGGCCACGCTTAGAGTTGATGAAAATGTAGTCCCAACGCTAGCAGGCAGCATATTTTCCGGTGTACAAAAGTTTAATGCCGGATTATCCGGGTCTCTAACACATTTGACAAACGGCACCTCTTATATGAAGGCCGGAACAAATGTACAGATTACTACAGGGACAGACGGATCTGTTACAATTGCAGCCCCCGGCCTTTCTGTTGACGGCTTTGATAGAAATTCACAATTTCTGGTGTTAAGCGCAACCGGGTCAATTAACAACGAACGAGTATTTACAGCAGGTTCAGGCCTAGTAGCAACAGACTCCGGTGCCGGAAACGCATTTACTCTAAACATAGACAATGATATCATTGCAACAATTTCTGGGTCAACATTTACAGGCCCAGTAAAGTTTAATCAAGGGCTCAGCGGATCACTTCAAAAAATACAGTCTGGTTTAAGCTATTTGGTCGCAGGGTCAAATGTAACCATAGCATCTGCCTCAAATGGTCAATTGACGATATCAGCACCGGCTCCGGCCGGTGCTGTAGATACTAATCTTAGAACAGCGCCATTTATAACGTACGGCCAGACTAGTCACGCAAGTAACGAAAGAGTTCTTACAGCAGGCGCAGGAATAACACTTAGTACTAGTGAAGCAGGCGCTCTCACCATCAAGTCTAATGCACTTAGTCTAACTAGAAACAAAAAAGACTATACAATTAACTCTACAATAGCAGCACTCACAGCTTTCCCTACATCTGGAATAGACTTCAGTACAGCTTTATTTTCGCCAAGTGCAATTGATGTACATGTTAATGGAATGCTAGTACACTCCGGAACACTTGATCAAGTTACCGGCAGCGAAGCAGACTATACTATTAGTGGTAACAGTGAAATTAAGTTTAGTTTTGCATTGGAGCCTGATGATATTGTAGATGCCATTGTAATGACACCAGAAAGCTCAGGTGCCTCAGACCGTGCACCTAAAAACTCACCGTATGTAACTTTTGGTGCATCCGGAGATCTTACTAACGAAAAAGTAATAACAGCAGGGTCTGGTATAGCCATTGATACTAGTCCTTCAAATTCAGTTGTTATTAGTACAACCAGGCAGAAAGTATCTTATACCATTACAGGATCTCATCCTTCTGGCAATAATCTTTTAGTCCCGGGAATTAATTTTGCAGGAGGTTCTTACTCCGACACTAACATAGACATATTTATCAATGGTGTTCTAATGGCTTCTGGGTCAAATGAAGATTACACCCTCGCTGGAGATGCACAAAATGTCGTTGTTAACTTTAACCTAGGGACTGACGACAAGATCACAGTATTAATTCAGTAAGACCTTTGACCACATACTTATACAAGAATTCAATTGTGTGATAACAGGAAGGAAATGACTTGTACGAAACATCTGATTTAGCTATAGCTGCTTATCTTATGCTACACGAATTTAAGCTAACTGACGCGGGCCGTTTGTCTACCGGAAAGTTTAAGTTTGTGTTCGAAGACCCAAACAGCAATGCTAGATCTAGAGCAGTAGAGTTTCTATCTTCTGATTGCTGCAAATTCGACACGCACATCAAAAACCTAAAAAAGTTACTTTACTAGTCGAGTTTGTTATTCTTATAGAATAGCGTCGAGTCGATTAGGAGGCCGTGTGTCAGGCATACTTGATAAAAAGAAAAGAATTTTAGATTTCATCATTACAGAAGAGGGAAGAAACCAAGCTGCTAATGGTGAGCTAAGAGTTCATTATGCGTCTTTTAGTGATTCAGGAGCTTTTTATACAGAAAAGTCCGGGTCCTATGCAGAAGACATATCCAATAGAATTCACTTTGAGGTAAATGTAAAGCCTCAAGACTCTCTTATTTTAGAGAACCCACCTGTATACGCATCTGATACAAAAGCCAAGCATGCTGCTATTAAACCGTTCCAGACATCTGACTTCAAGATAGCTGGAACTAATATTGCAAAAGCTGCAGCATCTGGAAAGTCATTGTCAAACCTGCTTACAGGTTCTTCTATTGGAAATCTTGCTAATAGTATTTGTAGCTCTTTAAGTCAAAACTTTAAAGACATGCAAATTATAGGTACACTTGATCCGTTTGACGATTCTTCTGATTTTGAAATATTTCCGGAGTCCAAGACATTTGAATTTAGTGAGGAGTCATCTAAGCGTTGGGGAAGAACTACAAGCGCGAAAGCAGATGTAAGACATTGTGAAAGTTTATTTCAGGATCCTAGACTAGGACACATTCCTAATTACATGTACATGCCACCTGTTAATAAGACAACAGATGGTATAGATACACAGCTAGGAAACTATCCTAACTTAAACAAGAGAAGGATAAATGGACTAGGTGATCTTATGGCAGGCTTAGCTGGAAAAACTTATGTTGATTTTGATTTTTCGGAAACCTCTAGGGAGAACAATATACTAGTCCAGCCTATTGAGTTTAGAGACGATGGTATTAAAAAGCTAGCTGTGATAGATTATGGAGAGTTTCAAGATAATGACCCAGACTCTCCGGGAAGAAGAGTATTTTTTGTTGGTAAAATTTATAGTGATTCTGACGGCAACAGTACTTATATCAACATTTTTACAGTCATGATGGATTAAATATGAGAATAAATTCAACTCTTAGAATGGCAGGCAAAACAGCTAAAAAGAAAAGTGTACACTCTAAAAAGTCTTTTAGTGACATTATAATAATAGGCGACGCCGAAGAAAAAGCAGACCTAGTAGACATTGAAGAAGTCCCGGGAACTCGAACATCGGGAGAGTCAGTATTAAATGCAAAGGGTGAGTTTATATACGATATAGACTTCATAATTGATGCAGAAGACGCAATAGGTGAATCAGTCACAGCTGTTGAAATATCTGTTTTTAGAGAAAAACCTAGCCGAAGATCACAAGTATCAGGTAAAAGTCAGAAAGATGTTCGAGACGCGTTTAAAAGAAAAAAGAAGCACAGGTCAAAGAGTTATGATTCTGCAGAGTCAAATGTAAGATCTAGGCGACATAGACCGATATCTACAGCAAAGATCAGTCTAGGTGAAGAGTTTAAGCAGGCAGCCCTGCTAAGAACTCACTTAGAAAAAATTAATTCAAAACTATCGAACATCAAAGAATCAGCGCCTGAAGAGGAAGTCTTAATAAGGACTTCAAGCCCTAAAGAAGATTCTCAAAACAAGAACATAAGGGTCACGTCTAGCGCACTTCATTCTATTGGCTCAACGTTTCACTTAACAAAGCTCGCAACACCTTCAGGTGTTGCTACCAAGTCTTCATTGATAAAAGCCGGCAAATCAGTTTCAAAAAAAGCTAGCTTAAAGAAGTCTCAAAAGCATGGTATAAGCCCACTTAAAATAGGTAGTGCACTTCACCCTGTTATGCCACTTTTTCTTTCTGTGTCTAAAGATTCCAGTGTTACTAGTGACAAGTCTAAAAAGTCTGTGCACAAAAAGACTAGAAAATTTACAGTCAAAAATACAAAAAGAGGAAGATCAGCAGTTGCCTCGAAACATAGACCTAAAAGCATATCACAGAGTAATCAAACCCGTGAAGCGCAAAGATCATTTATAACAGAGCTTAAAAATAGAAGAGACAAGATTGAAGAATCTTTAGGGGAAATCAAGTTTAAGACAAAGATGATCTCTTATAGCTTATCTTTAGGTGTCAATATTAGGCGCGCCGGATTACGTGACACTCTGTACGTGAGTGTCAAGCTTATTCATAATAAAAACACACCGGGAGAAACAAAAGGATTCTACATAAATCACAAAGAGCAAGTAGATGAAATGCTTACGCCTGATGTCGCTCCAGATATATCAGCTGGCATAGTTGGAAATAAGCCTAACGAAGTCAGAATTAGAGTTGGTCAAAATGACGACATTGCTGCATCTGTAGTGCTGTTAAGAAGAAAAATAACAGAAGATACAGCAGATCCAGAACATCTATTTATGGAAATTGCCCAAATAGATGTTCACGCTGAGACAGGCTCTGCAGCATATATTGACAACGGTGTCACAAACGTGCACCCAGTATCATACGAATACAGAGCTGTGCCAGTTGGCCCAACAGGTTCTGAAGCACCTGAGCATACAGCATCTATTATAGTAAAGGGTGTAAAGCCCATAGGTATTGCTGCTCAAAAATATGCAAACCCTGACAACAATGTAGCAATATCTGCTGTAAACAAGTATGATAGAGTAGGGTTGACAGTTGAGTCAATTCCAGACGATGTTGTTGCAATAAGAATTTTTAGGGAAGACTTAAAGTCTGATTCTTTTTTTGAAAATAGCGAAAACATGTATAAGCCTGTAGTTCCGCCAGGCACAAAAACAGGAATTATAGAAGTAGGTAAAGGGTTGACTTCTGTATATGTTGAAGACGACAAAGTAGTACCTGACAGGACATACCGATACAAATGCACTCTTAGAAGGCTTAGAGAGCCAGAATCAGAAGCAAATGAAGAAGAGGTAATACACTACATAAAGCCAAGAGCCAGAACACCTGTACTAGCAACAATATCAGATGTGCAAACAAAAACTGTAGGTGACAAAACTGAAGTAAGTTTTGCATTAAGTGCAGAGTTTACCGATCCAGGGCTGGAGCTACTAGGCGATATATTTGCTGCTAGCGGAGTGTCTGGTAACTTTATTGAGGACATTAGAAAAAACAGAGATCAGCTCAAAGATGTTCCTGCATTTTTAGTGACCCGGGTCGATCTATTTACAGGTCGATCAGTAAGGCTTGGAATATTTGCACCCGGTGAGTTTGTCGACAACGTTGACATGCAGAAGCGAGTTAATTCTTACATGATACCAGGAAGAAAATATCGATACATTGCAAAACTTGCATTGAGGCCTCCTGAAGCATTCTTTAAGAATGCAATGACTAACGTTGACGTACAAAATAGAGCGCTGCTGAATCTATCAGAAACAGATAGGTATGAAGTACTGGCGCAGAGATTTATGTCAGGTTTTGGTGCAACAAGCGGTCTAGCTAGTGATGCAGAGCTCAAAAACATGTCAGAAATAGGACTAATAGGTCAGTTTGAAATCGGAAAAACAGGAATTGAGCTGGACGAGACTATTAAGACAGCAAAAAGAAGAACACAGGTATTAGCTTCTAGAGCAATTCCTCGAAAAAGATTTAACTTGGTGGAGTGGAAAGTCGAAGGCGATCCATTTGACATTAATTTTTATGTTGTGACGCTAAACTACAAAGGATCTAAGGGTGTAATTGGTACAATTCCATCAACAAGTTCTAGAACAGTATCGTTTAGAGATAAGCTTTACTTTAAAGAGCTAGAAGCACTATCGTATTCCATCATGCCAGTATACAACAACATGAAGGTAGGAAAACCGCTAGAGACAAATATTATTAATAGAAAAAGAGATATCTCTTCTGAGCTACTAGATAGAATGATCCTTAAGAAGTCTACAGGAGAAAATAGAACATAATGTTTAATATGCAACCACCATATTCTGCCGGGCCTCCAGCAGGATCAAATAGTAGTAAATCTAGTGGGCCTGCATCGCCGCTAGGCCCTCAAGGAAGTTCGTCATTTGGTCTAACAAGCAACTCTCCGTTCGGAGGTCTTTCTAACAAGTCTAGTCAAACTAAGGCACTAGAGCGTGCATTTAAGTCTGTTGAGACTGAAGAAGAAAAAATGAGGCGTCTTTTGGAAGAACAAAATCAAAAGATGCAAGAATATGCAGACAATATGATTGCTGCAATGAGTGCTGCCTCTGAAGAAGAAGGAATAAGCATAGACGGGATTAGCTCATCATTTGCTGCCCCCAAGCCTAGCGAAAAGCAGTTTCAAGACCAAACAGCTGTTGATGTTGATATTGATACAATAGACGATCTAGATGACTTGTCAATGTCAGTACTGCGCCCAGAAATTATTGCTAGATTTAACGGAAATTACGACACCCAAGACAGAATAGACGGAATCGGCGGAAATAATTTTAAAGACCTGTTGGATGGTAACATTGTTAGAGATCAACTATCCGATGACGTGTATAAAAAAGTATATGCACACCTGGAGGAAAACGCTGAAAAGGTCTTGACGTCAGCAGCAGAAAGAGTAGACAATGTATTTGAGACAACCAAGAATGAAATGGATGTCTTAGTAGCATATAGGACAATGATAGACACTGCACTAAGCTCTTTAGATCTTCATGAGTGTGGAGAAGAGCTAGGTTCTTTGTTTTTGGATAAAGTTTCAAGCATACTGGCACCTGAAGACATTATAGTTGAAGACTTACCGGCATCAATTCAGGAACTAGTTGTAAGAGCTACAAACTCTACAGTTGACGTAGAGCGATCCTGCTCTAATACAAAGCTTTACTTTTCCGTTTTATCAACCCTATATGAAGCTATGTCTGGCTACGCTCCTCACTTAGGAGATTCAGTAAAGGCAACAGGTCCTTTTCACTATGCATCAAACGAGAGATCTAGATTTTCAATAGAAAAGTTTAAACAAAAGCAATCAAATCAAATAAGTCAGGGAATAAAGTCAGTTGTAACAGAAGGCACTTCAGCAATTGTGTCTCCAGTGCTAAAAAACAACATGACAAAACACATTCAGCAGTTGCTATGCTGTCTAAGCAATGAGCTAATTGTATCCGGAGGTATTAACAGGCTTTTGGGCACAGAGCTAGGCAACAAATATGGTGTAGCCTCAGGCGACCCTTTTAAAAATGTTTTTGGCATCGACATGTCAGTTGTATACGGGGCTAGTCCAGTCAATATTCCTGAAATAGACCCCAAACCCGGTTCATTGTGTGACTTTATCACAGCTGAAGACATAGATTCTAGTCGTATTGTTTTGCCTTTTGAGGTTTCTGATACATTTGTAGGAAACACAAAGTATCTTCCAGGGTCAAGCTACATGGTTGAAGGTCCTGCTAGAAAGATAGATAAAAACTTTGCAGATCCTTTAAGAAAATTTAATAACAATCTTGCAGGTGAGTCAAAAAGCGCAATAGAATACATTACAGAACTATTTGCGCTAAATGAGGCAACACCATTAGCACCTCAAAGCTTATTCATAAGAATCTTAGAAGATGTATACACAATTTGTCTCGAAGCTGCAAAACCAATAGATCAAGTAGACAGAAACACAATCCTTTCAGCAGTAAAAGTATCACTGTCTAGTGAGTCAAAAACTATTGATCCTGAATTTAGAACATATCCTAAGCACATTATGTGCGCCGCCGACCTTCGTCACATGATAGAAGTTTCACTTCAAGAAGAAGATCAACCTGATTACAGGGCGAAATGTAACTCTACAGTTGTAGAGGAAATAGATGATACTAGCGATAGATTTTTAAATAGAGGCAATTTTGATAATGCTGTAAAGGTTGATTGGCGCTCAGCCATACAGAACATAACTGAGGATATGAGCTCACCTGACGTTGTACCTATAGGAAGAGAAAGCTTAGCCAAGTTTGAAATAGACTTGGACGGAGAAACTGAAACACCTCATAGAATGATATTGACTGCAGTAGACGAGATAATGTCTGAGGCAGACAGGTTCGCCGGCCGCAAAGGAAAAAACTCATCGTATTTAAATACAGACGGTGTAACAGCACTGTCAAAACTAGACTACTCTGCGCTTTTAGGCATAGTATATCAGATGTACCACAAACTCATAGGTGATTTGTTTCATTGGGGCTGTATAAGAAGAACAGGAACAAGCCCAGACTACTCTAAAGCCATCTTGCTGGATCGAGCCAAAAACAAGAAAGCATCTGACGCTATTTTTGCAATACTAAGCACCTACAAAGAAGGCGGAAGCTTTGAGTCTTTATTTGATGACGAAGGCAATGCTTTAGCAGTTGAAAACGTTTCATTGTCTTCTAAGGTTGGAAAAAACTTGACAATGGGACAGCTCATAGATATTGTTGATGGCCTTAAAAAACATAGGTCATTTATGAAGTGTGGTATTCACGCTATAGGTTCTGTTCCGCAAAATATATCTCAAAAAAGTGAGTCTCTTTCTAGTTTTCAAATGTCTGCAAGAGAAGTTTTAACTAATAAGGTTAAGTTGGCAAACGTCAAAAATAAAAAGCTAGCTTCTTTTGTAGCACTAGTAAATCAACCACTAGGAAAAGAAGCACTTAGAGGGCTAACGTCCATGCAGGCATCCACAACTGCAGTGGCTTTTCATAGAATGAAACCGGCTTCTGAGCTAGAAAAAAGACAATCGCGATTTGTAATGACACCTGGTGTCGTAGAAGCCTTAAGGGTTTTTCATGAAAGCAACTTACTGGACAACACACAAAACGTAATATGTGTAGGTTTGCCCAATGGAATGATAGACAACTTAAGAACAAGTACTGCGACAGAAACAGAAAGGTCAGCTCAAACCATAGGTTCTTCTGAATTAGTTTTGCGATTTTTGTGTGACAATGAACTTTATACTTCATTGACATTTGGAGACGTTGAAATGAGATACGACTCCAGCTTATATATTCTTCCTGACTCTTACAATCTGATAACTAGTATCGAAAGTGAAGAGGACATAAGCTCAAAAAAGAAAAATCCGGATCCTATTAGACATCTAGTCAACAATGTAGTTTTTTATAGAATTATCGGCGGCAATATTGTAGAAGCAAAAACAGGCGCTGAGCTAATTGAAGACGGTAATGAAAGTGTATATGAGCTACTAAAGAATCATGTGTATAGTGATCTAACAAGAATTAGCATAGACGTAGCTATGGGTATTGACATTAATGAGTCAGACTTAAAAAAGTATGAAGATCTTAATGCTTCGCACATATCTAGTGAAGGCCGGACGCTGGTACAAGAATTGGCTAAAAATAAGAACATTTTTATGTTTGAGTCAGGAAAAGTTGCTGTAGACAGAGTAACTACATCTATAGAAATAGACGAGTCAACAGTTTTCTATGCCTTAAACAGCAGCCCTACAGGACAGACGTCTTTTATGGACATTGGTGAAAATGACATAAGTGATATTAAGCGCAGCGGACAATCATGCCTATTCACAGCAGAGCTGGATCGCCATAGAATTATTGGAACATCATCATTTGATAGGGTTTTTTACGTACCTGTTAATACGCAGGATTTTGTATTAGATGAAGTTGCAGGTATTGCAACAGAGCGAAACAACTACAAAGAAGGTCCTCAGTCAAGGACGCACTTTGACATATCAGGTTTTGTTTGTGATGTGAGGATATCGTAATGTCAAAAGAAAGTTTTATCTCTAGGGAAGTTTTTAGCACAAAGTTTCCAGCAGTCAGCGAGGTATCAGTAAAGTTTCACTATAACTTTTTTGTTAAGGACGAGTCTATTAACGAAACAGGAGACTTGTCAGTACAAGCACGACCTGTTGGCGCATCAACTGCAGACGCAATTGACAGAAGGGCTTTGCAGAAAAAAATATCTAGATACACAATTGTTAGCTTTAAAGGCACAAATTCAGGTGCTTACTTAGACTTTGACAATGAGGCAAGATCAGGACTAGTTTCTCAAAACAAAAATAAAATTAATCTAGAGGGGCACATTACTACAAACTTCTTTTCATCAGCCAGATATCAAGATGAGAAACTGAGAGAAAAGATAATGAGCCAGGTCATGCGGCTTGCAGCAATCTCAGGCATTGATTTAAGTGGTGCTAGCGAAATATCACAAACAGATATTGCTACCATAGTCAATGATGTTACAGGTGACTATATATCTAAAGATGTTCTTTTGTCCTTGATCCATGAAGAGCTTTTTAAGAGCGTAAAGTTTTCAAACCAGACTGATACAATAACAAAAAAGCTGTATGATGACGCACAAAGATTTAAGACTAGTATGCAAATCGACACTCGATTTATAGGCGACATATATAGCACAAATAATTGCAAACTCAACAGAGGAATAAAAGGTCTACAGCATCTTACTAGCATTAGCGCTTCTCAAGCGGAGGCACGCGCTGCTTCTGTTGCAGCAATAAACCTGGATGTTGACTACGAACCAGATGTAAAAATTATCAATGAGGGTGCCGAGATCAATAAGCATATCGTACCCAAAGTAGGGTCAGTAGGCTATATGATAACAAAAAGTCGTCTAGCAAAAGATGGAAAAACATTTGTAGAAAATTTCTATCTAGACGGAGTACACAATACCCAGTTCATAGATACAAAAGTTGCGTATGGACAAACCTATGTATATGAAGTATCGTCAGTGTCTCTGGTTGAAATGTCTATTGATGTTGAAGAAGAAGCAGAAGAACCAAGCATAAGATTTGTAAGATATCTTGTGCAAAGCAATCCTTCAAGAGACACAAGAATTATGTGTGTAGAAGAAGAAGCACCTCCACCAGCAGATGCCATATTCTATAGATATGACTATGATAGAGACAGCTTAGCAATTGACTGGCGCCACCCAATTACATCACAGCGTGACATAAAAGGCTTCCAAGTTTTTAGAAGAAATTCAATTAACGAGCCATTCGCTCTTCAGCGCCAGTACAACTTCAATGACTCAATATTGATTTACCCGACAGGTGAAGTTCCTGCTCCAAGCCTAGTAGAACAGTCAAAATACCCAGTGATGTCATACGAGGATTTAGAATTCAACAGGGGTTCTTCTTACATCTACACAGTATGCTCTATAGACGCACACGGTTATATTTCCAACTATGGAACACAAACTAGGGTTACATTTGATAAAAATACTAATAAGATACGTCTACACAACATAAGTCAGCCTGGTGCACCAAGGCAATACCCAAACATGTTCATAAGCCCAAACGAAGCGCAAAACATAAATGCTGTCCGACTCACTGAAGACGTTATCAAAGACAGCATGCATAAAAATATGAGAGTTTATTTTGATCCTGAACACTATACGGTTGTAGATAAACAGAATGTAGACCTAAAGCACTTGGCTGACGACGCTTCCGGTGGTGTTTACAAGTTTGAGGTTTTAAATCTAGACAGGCAGAAAAGCAAGACATTGTCAATAAAGCTAAAAAATAGAAGAACTAGCTAAACCAGCAACGGAAGTAATAAATATTAGTGTCTATGCAAACAAGAGATCAAACGATTTACCGTAAACATCGGGTAGGTTATATTTAATTGAAGAAATGTAGGAGATTATTACTATGGGCTTTTTAGACCATTCCACCAATAATATCATTGTTGATGCAGTTTTAACAGATACAGGCCGAGAATTTTTGGCTGCAAACAAAGGCGATTTTAAGATTGCTTTTTTCTCTCTTTCCGATGACGAAGTAGATTACACAATCATCGAAAAGTTTGGCAGATCTGTAGGTAAAGAAAAAATTATTAAGAATACACCAGTATTTGAGGCACAAACTGTGGGGACTATTGCGCAAAAACACAGAATGTTGAGCCTCCCTGATCCATCTATTGTAAGGCTGCCAACAGTCACAATTGAAGGTACATCTGGGCTTTCCGGCAATACAGTTTCTTTCAATACAAACAGCAACACATCAAGAAAAGTTGTGTTCGAACAAACTATTGAAGGTGAAACCAGAATTCCAGATGGTGTATCTGATACATCATTTACTGTTGAAGTACCAGATAGATTTTTGTCGTTGCAAGAAAAGACTCCTTTTAATATTGAGGCGTCTACTAGAATTGCATCGTACACATCACAAGCAGGCACACCAAACGAGAAGAATGGCGCTCGAACAGAGTTTACACTTCAACTACAGCCAGGTTTAGACGACACCGTGTTTAATACATACGGAAACCAGGGCAATAAAAACACAATTTCAGCTGTTGTAGCAATTATAGGCGATCAGTCTGGTTACAGAAAAGATTTTAGTGTTACAATAACAAGACCGAGCGCATAATAAGAGGAACAAATGGCACAACTAACAGGTGGAAGTTTTAAAAGAATCTCTCCGGAAGATATCAAGGTAAGAAGATCTGCCTTAAATCAGCTGGTAGATGTTATTCAAGAAGACGTTTCTGGTTCAACGACTAGAAGAGCATATCAAGTATTCGTAACAGGAGGCGTAGGCCCTGGGGTAACATCTTCACTGTACCAGACTATTTACGATCAAGACTTTACGCTTCAAACCGCAAATCCAATTTTTGACATGACTGTGGGATTGTACGAAAGCGGATCTACAGTTACAACATGCAAGACAGGAATCGACTCTGCAGGAAAACTACTGTTTCCTTCACAGTCAGTTATGATGAGAGAAAAGGTTGATGTCTATAAACAATATGCCAAGGTTTTGCTAGGCGACGCCAACTCATCATTTAGTTCACCTTTTGGTGATGCTGCTGCTGCAAATAGAATTGATGAAGCTCTCTTTGTGTCATTTAAGCGCTTGTTCGCTCGTGATAAGATTAAAAAAGAAACCTTTGCAATGCGATTTTACGAAACTGGCTCGATGACAATGCATGAAATCAAAGGCCAGTCAGATCGCGAAACTCTATCACAGACATCAACATCAGGCTCTATGATTTTTACTGATATTGGCGCTGCAACAAATACACAGCGCACATTCGGCGGTGATGTGGCAGCAATCGTATCAGCAACAGATACTTCTAGAAAAGTAGGACTAGTATTTTATGATCACGGAACATGTGTATTTGACCTGGCTAAAATAATTTCAGGTTCACAGCATGTATACGGAACAATTGATGCAATGAATGCTGGCACTGGCAAGTCTGGAAAGCCAGTTGGTACGATGATGATTGGTGGTGGCTTACATAACTACAATTCAGCAGCATCAGGTGCTACACTGGTAACATCTCCTGGTGCCAACAACGGTGCACCGGACGCAAATACAAATGCAAAGCGTGCTAAGTACATTCCAGACCTTTTAGTCTCGGCATCAATTGATCAAATTCTAGACCATTTTGCCACATGCAGATTTCAGTCTGGAACATTAACAGCTATGACGTTTCAAAACGTCACAACAATTAACAGCACGCTTATATTTTGTAGAGCAACTGCTGATGAATTCAACTATTCAACAAACCCGACGTTTACAAATACGTCAGGAAGAATTCGGGTCGTTGACCAAGGACAAGAAGATTCCCAGCGGTCATTTACATTCCCAACCACAGTAGGTCTTCATGATGAATTCGGAAACCTTCTAGCCGTAGCGAAACTTTCGAGACCGATTGAAAAGAATGACGAACGAGATGTGACGTTTAGAGTTCGGTTAGACTTCTAAAGAAGCGAGGGCTCGATGGCCATTGTACCGATCACTGCAGATAATCTGGAAAGATTTAAGATCCAGACCAGCCCAAAGAGGACCTTAGTATCTAGCTCAAATGGTCTAACGGGCTCGATAGCAGTTTTCGGCCGAACCTCAGATCGAGAAAAAGACGCTTTTCCACCAGCGGACTTTAGTAGTCAGTTTGATTCTTCTACGATAGAGCAGTCAAGAATAGACGCAATTAATGCCTATCAACAGTCAGTTTTTGAAGGCACCACAGGATCTATTGCAGGCAGCCTTGAGACTTATTTAAACTCTGTCAACAAGGCACCAAAATCAGCAGTTAAGTCCAAAAGGGTTGAAGTTACTAGGTTTGAGCCTTCTCATAAGTTTACCAAAGACTCAATGAGAAAGAACGTTGTTAAAAACGTTCTGTTTCCTAGATACCGCCCTCTGTATAAGTCTTGTGACTGGTCATATCCAAACTACCACACGCTCAATTTTTTTACAGGCAGCAAATCAAGCAATTCAAGTTGCCTAATTTATCCGTGTTCAACAGGTAGTGCACAAACTTCTGACGTAGATAACTTTCCCTACACACCGGGCAATGAGTTTACATTTGAATTCTGGATAAACCCTAGATACACAACCACATTACCTACAAACGGACCGGGCGGCGTATCTTCTGATCATCATTATCATGCCGGCACAATTATGCATTTGTCGTCATCATACTGTATATCACTAGTATCAGGAAGCTCTATAGACCAGGACGGCTACCCAGATAAGTTTAGAGTCATGCTTCAGTTAGGGCATGCAGCCCAAACACGACCGCACAAAGTAGGTTTATATAATTCAGACGGAACATCGTCTAGCACGAATCCTAGATACGGCGCGACCTTAAGATCAAATACACAGCTGTTTACAGCAAGAACCTCAGAAGTCGAAGGCTTTGACAACAATTACACCAAAGGCAAAGGCTCAATAGCACTGACATCAGACAATATCTTAAAAAAGAATCACTGGCACCACGTGGCAATTAGAGGCGGCAAAGGCATTAATAATAACTCAGGATCCTTTTATGTCGATGGACAGCTAGCAGGTACTTTTCCTGTTTGCACAAACTCGTACACTGGCGACATAATGCCGCTTAAGATGGATGTACCTGACGGCGACCCAGATGCCTTGATTGTAGGTAACTACTTAGATACGACATTTGTTGGTGCACCTGAGCCTATTTTAGCGAGATTCTTTAACGTCAATACTGCATACAAGGAAGGTTTAGTTTCCATGTATAGAGGCAAGTATGACGAAAGTCTAGCAGCAGAGCCTTCACATTCAGATCCTCAAAGTAATAGGTTTAAGTTTACCAACCCACTAAACGCTGAAATTCATGAAGTCAGGGTGTGGAAAGAATATAGGTCTGTAGACAATCTAATAACTGGGTCCAAAGGCTCACTTACACAGTTGAGCGGCAGTCTAATATTTTATGTACCGCCATGGTTTACTAAAGAAACCAGAAAAAGAGAAGTTCTGCAAACACCATTTCAGTCTTTTAGAACAAAAACAGATGATCCATTCAATGCTGCGTTATCGTTTGGTGTAGGTGGCCGAGAGCTCAATCTTCCTAACTTTACAAGAGAGTTGGTGCAAGGAGTTTCACCTAGACACTATAATCTAGTTGCATCAGAAAATACAGGCGCCACTCAGTTTATGTCTGCTAATGAGCTTTTGTATGACGCAGAGCATACAACTAATACAGGTGAGCAAATAGGCTCTAAAAGCGGCGAAGATAGAGGCTTTTCTAACATAAGAAAGGGAAACCTTTCTATCTTGCCTAACGACAACGGTCTATTTAATCCGGACTGGGCGCTACTAGATACTTTCAAGACTAAGTTAAGTACCTTCGGAATAATTCCAGCATCAGGGTCTATAACATACACAGGTCAGCCGGCTGCTAATGACAGAATTAAAATAACAGGAACGTCAGGTACATCACATACGTTTTCTTTTACATCCAGCGGAGTTAATGGTGCCAAAGACTTGAACGGCATTGTTAATGTTGTCATAGCAGGATCCGAAGATGCCACATACACAAATTTTGTAGCTGCTGCTACTCAAGCCACAACATTTGGCAGTGATTTAAGTGCTGTCATAAACACAGGTCAAAATTTAGTTACATTGCGTCAAGGCAGAAATGGATCAGCAGGAAACACAGACGTGGTAACTTCGTTTCCCAAGTTAAATCAAACGTCTTTGACAAATGCAACAGTAGTTAGCTTTTCCGGCGGAGAAAATGATCCTGATGTGACAGGCACAGCTACAGATAAGTTTGTAGACGCTTTTGGCGTTAAGAACCTAGGGTTAATAAGTCTAGAGAAGATGGTAAGCACAGGATCAATTCCTGAAGGTCTGGTTGATATTGTTAGTGAGTATCGTAGCAAGCCAGGCGTAGGTTCTTTTGCTGCAACTGCTGAAATAACCTGGACTAAAAACATAACAATTGAGGATAAGGCAACCATAACAATTGTTTCTCATAACGGTAAGAGTGTTACTTACAAGTTTTTAAACGATTCTTTGGGTGGCAGGGCAAACGGAACAGTTGACGGTGATAGTACTGTAATCGTTGACGCTCGACCAGCAGTAGACTCTGACGACGCAGGTTCCGCGACTAATATTAATGATGTGTGGTATAGATTTATGTCCGCAGTCAATTCAGGCCATGCAGGTTACATTAACGCAACAGCACCTTCTGTTGTAGCACCATCTTCGTATGATAGCTTTGACCCTGAAATGACTTCCTTGATATTGAAACAGTCTATTAAGGGTGTAAATGGAAACACGTCTATTACAAGGACAGGAACATGGGACAACTCTATTGCAGTCCCATCAGCATTTTCAGGTGGTCAAGACAACCCAGATGCTTCTATTCTTAACAGCCTAGAAGGCGCAAGCCCAGAAGATCCAGGCATAGCACCAGGCGGAATTCTTACAATTTTAAATAGAACAAGAGATCCAAGCTCTAACGAGGTTGTATTCTTTGATGCGTCAAACTTATTCTACGGCAATAGGATCAAGCCGGGTTCATATATTGTAACAGACTCATCAGTCACAGGCTCAGGTGGACGTGTTGGAATAACATTACGCGACAATAAAGAGGGTGGTCTTTATAGAGCAGACTGCAAAACAAAAGCAGCCACCTGGAATGAGATAGGAACGCTAATATACGAAGAAGGGATAGCAGTCGTCAAGACTCCAAACATTCCTTTCTTTGGAAAAGATCAGTTTGAAGTCACAATGCAGGGTGAACACAACGTTCACGTCTTAGAGATTAATGTTCCTGCACCAAAAGGAAAAATCAACTCTTCTTCTAATCCAAATTACAAAAATCTAAAACCATCTGATTACGCATCTGAAACTGCGAATAAATTTGTCTATATAACGTCTATTAACTTACACGATGAAAACTTTAATATTGTTGGTCGTGCAAATTTAGCCCAGCCGATTGCGAAAAGGGACACAGACGGATACATGTTTAGACTCAAGATGGATTATTAGTGGCGATACTAGCATTAGATATATCAACCAGCTGCACAGGTTACTGCATATTAGATCCAGAATTAACTTCTGAGACATCTTTGCTAAAACTATGCTTTATACCATTGGCAAAGCTTAAAAATCACTTTAGCAAGGCAAAGCGTGTTCTAGAAGAACTAAAGACGATTCAGGCTGAGTACAATATTACAGAAATTGCAATAGAAGAAAACTTGCAGTCATTTAGATCAGGCTTTTCTTCAGCACAAACACTTTCTTCTTTGGCAAAATTTAATGGTATTGTTTCCTACTTGTGTCAAGATACTTTTGAAATAGAGCCACAATTCTTTAATGTTAATGCAGCAAGGAAATCTGTTGGCCTTAAAATTCTATCAAAGAGAAAAGGTGGAGCAGAAACTAAAGAGCAAGTATTTGAATGGACATCTCAAGAACTAGCTAATTACGACTGGCCTAAAAAGGTGCTAAAAAGTGGCCCCCGGAAGAACCAGGTCGTCCTTGAACCTGGATGCTATGACATGGCCGATGCTTATGTAATAGCACGCGCTGCAAAACTTGAACACATAGCATAAGGCGTCTATAATTTTATAGATGTCTGATAGAACTCAAAAAGTGTCCGCCTTAAAAGCGGCATTTGGTGCCCTGGATCTGAGTCGCGATGGCGATGATGTATCTGTAAAGTGCCCAAAATGTTCAAAACCTGGCTCAAATAAGAAAAAACTGGTAATAAATCTAGAAAAGGGCATGTATCACTGCTGGGTTTGCGGCTTAAAAGGCAGAAATGTTATTAGAGTTGTAAGAATGGTATCTGCATCTGCCGCAGAACATCCTGTATTTAAAAAGTGGTCAAAGAATTCGAAATTTAGCCTTGAAGGTAAAATAGATGAATCCTTCATAGAAAAACTAAAGATCCCAAAAGGCTTTAGGCTTCTAGGGGACAATCTTTTAGCCAAAGATCCTGATATACGTGCTGCTATTAGATACTGCAAGTCTAGAGGCTTGACAGATCGTGAGATATGGAAGTATCGCCTGGGCACGTGCACAGTATCGCAGTTTCGAAGACGTGTAATAATTCCGTCTTTTGACGATGAAGGTGACTTAAACTACTATTCAGCTCGATCAATAGACCCAGAAAACAAATTTAAGTACCTAAATGCAAAGGTGTCTAAAAAGGATGTAATCTTTAATGAATTAAACATTGACTGGACCCAAGAACTGATATTGGTCGAAGGTCCATTTGATCTAATGAAAGTACGATCAAACGTTGGATGTCTTTTAGGGTCTCATTTGCCCGAAGACTCTTTATTATTTAAACAAGTTGTTAAAAGACAGACACCGGTTCTGTTGTCTTTAGACAATGATGCGATAAACAAAATGCACAACATAGCAAAAGTGCTAACCTCATACGGTGTAAGGGTAAGGTATGTGTGTCTACCGTCCGGACAAGATGTAGGTGATATGAAGTTAGGTGAATTTGAAGAAATAGCAAAAAATGCTATTAACTGGAACTATAGCCACCAACTTTTTTCAAAGATAGGAGAGATCAGAAGTGGTTCGCTGATCTAATAAATTTATGACTAATTCAAAATTTCGTTGCTTACATATTAGTGATGTACATTGGCGTGGGTTAACCCGCCATGAAGAGTACAAAGAGTCGTTTCAGGCCCTTTTTGATATTGCCAAGGGCCTTAAGCCCAATGCAATCTTTATCGGGGGTGATATTGTACATAGCAAGACCCAAGGAATATCTCCTGAGCTAATTGACTGCCTAATTTGGTGGTTTAATGGCTTAGCAGACATTGCCCCTACACACGTCATTCTAGGTAATCATGATGGGTTGATTCTTAATAAGCATCGTCAAGATGCAATATCACCTATTCTAAATGCCCTGGACAATTCTAACATTTTCCTCTATAAAAAGTCAGGAACATATCCTACAGGAATTGACGGCTTTAATTGGTCTGTGTTTTCATGCTTTGATGAAGAAAACTGGGATAAAGTAGAACCTATTGAGGGTGATGTTAACATTGCAACATTTCATGGTGGTGTCAATGGTTCCACTACAGATATTGATTGGAATATCGACGGCGATGTTGACTTAGATTTCTTCAATAAGTTTGAGTTTACATTCTTAGGTGACATTCACAAGCTGCAGTATCTAGACAAAGACAAAAGAGTTGCATACCCAGGGTCAACAATTCAGCAAAACTATGGAGAAGACCCTGGAAAAGGGTTCCTCTTTTGGGAAATCGACGACAAGGACAACTATAAGTCGACTTTTTATGAGGTCCCATTTAGTAGGCCATTTGTTACCATAGAGTGGAACGGTGATATCAATGAAACTGTAGCAGAGGCGGAAACATATCCAGACAAAGCTAGGTTTAGGGTTCGTGCAAAGGCACCCATAACCCAGGCAGAGATTAAGCAGCTTCATAATGCACTAAAAGAAGAAAAAATTGCTTCTGAAATAGTCTTTAAATACGAAAACGCTATTTCAACGCAAGAAATTAATACCACTTCAGGTAAGTTTTTCAAAAAAGACCTTCGTGATCCTTCGACCCACATGACATTTCTTAAAGAGTACTATGGCGACGTCGAAATAAGCAATGAAGAATGGGAAAAAATAGAATCTATAGTGTCTAAGTACGTAGTATTAGCAGCCAAGTCAGACAACCCTAGGAACATTAAGTGGTCTGTCAAGCGTCTGGAGTTCGATAATACCTTTTCATATGGTAAAAACAACATTGTAGACTTTGAAAAGATCAATGGAATCACTGGCATCTTTGGAAAAAACAGGGCCGGCAAGTCATCTATACCCGGTACGCTTATGTTTGGCCTCTATAATACTACTGATAGGGGTGCCATGAGTAACCTTCATGTGATTAACATGAGGAAAGGTCACTGTGTGGCTAAGATAATGCTCAGCGCAAACGGTAAAGACTATAAAATTGAGCGTCAAGCTACTAGGAAGACTAATAGATCAGGTGTTGAAAGTGCTGTAACACACTTAAATTTAAGTCAAGTAGATGACATGGGCGTAGAAGTTAAGGATTTGAATGGCGAGCAACGTCGTGAGACTGAAAAGGTACTACGTCAAATTGTAGGTACGCCTGAAGACTTCTTAATGACATCACTTGCCAGCCAAGGAGAGATGAATAATTTCATTAAGAACAAGGCAACCCAGAGAAAAGCAATCTTAACTAAGTTTTTAGATCTAGAAATCTATGATGAGATGTCTAATCACATTAAAGAAGACGCGTCTGAAGTAAAAGCACTTCTAAAAAATGCGCCTGATAGAGAGTGGGACGTTTTAATTTCTGCAGAAAAGTCTGAAAAGAAAAAGAATGAATTGAGTCGAAAGGCTGCTGAAGATAATCTTGCAAAACTAAGGTTGATGCTTCAGGAGCTTAATATTGCTTTGGCAACTTCAGAAAGCTCAGGATTAGTTACAGAAGCTGATATTGATAATCACGTTCAAGTACTGAGTAATTCTAAGAAGTCTTTAGAGTCAATTGAGGAAAAGAGCAAATTGCATCTACAGCGGGTGCGAGACTTAGAATCAAAACTAACTGCTGTTCAAGGAATAAAAGAACAGTTTCCTATTGATGAGCTTCGCGAAAGAAAAGTCGCGCTAGGTGACCTAGAAAGAACACTTAAGGATTTAGAACATCAAAGAGAGCTAGACAAACAACTTTTGTCTAGTAAGAAAAACTTAGATGAGAAACTTGCGCCGTGTAGTTGCACTGCAAACCACTTGCCTTCTTGCCCCCATGTTAAAAATGCTACTAAACATAAGCGACAAATTGAAAAGCAGGCAGCAAAAGCCAAAGAAGCCCAAGAAAAGGTACGTGCAGCACAAAAATCACTAAGAGTAATGCTAAAAGAGAACCTAAGTGAAAAAATTGAAAAATATGATCGTGTATTACAAAAAGAAAATGAAATGCACATCGATTTAGGCAAAGTTAGGCTTGAACTAAACCAGACCAATAATAAGAAAAAGATGTTAAGTGAACAAGTTGATACTTCTGAACTTGAATTAACATCAATGCGTGCCAGAGTTTCAACATCGGATGAAGCAAAAAAAGTTTCAATGGTCAAGGCACAAGCTTCAGAGCTTAACAATAGAATTAATGTGGAAGATGCTGCAAGAATTAGTCTTACTAGCGAGATTACCAAGTCTGAAACAGAAATTCAGCGTCTAGAAGATGAAAAAGACCAATATTCATCATTGACAAAGAAATGGAGAATATTTAATCTTGTCGAAAACGCCTTTTCAAAGAAAGGCATCCCATTGCAAATTATAGCGTCTCAGTTACCTTTGATCAATGAAGAGATATCTAAGATTCTACAAGGAGTAGTTGGATTTACTGTAGAGCTAGAAACTAAGCCTGGTTCAAATGATATGCAGGTCTACATTAATTACGGTGACTCCAGAAGAATTGTTGAGTGCGGATCAGGAATGGAAAAGATGATGTCATCGCTAGCAATAAGAGTCGCCCTGATAAACGTCAGCGCGCTACCTAAGACAGACTTGCTTGTTATTGACGAAGGCTTTGGCGCACTAGATGATACTAATATAGAGGCGTGCAGTCGCCTTCTTAACTCTCTCAAGAAGTGGTTTAAGAACATTATGGTAATATCTCATGTAGATGCTGTCAAAGATGCAGTGGATAATGTCTTAGAGATAACTCAGTTTGAGAAAAATGCAAGAGTAATCCATGAGTAATAAAAAAGTTGCGCCTTTATCATGCCCATTATGTGATATACTATTCGCGGACAAGCATGACGTTGTAGTTTGGCATCAATATGGCTGCTGCAGCGTTTGCCGCGACTTTTTTATGTATCCGAATCAAGAAAAATGGAAGACCGGATGGCGACCGTCTAAGGATGAGGTCGATGAATTGCTGAATAGAATCAATCTAGATGCAGCATACTTAGGAAGTAGTCCTCTTAAAGGAGTGTAAACACATGTTGGACATGAAAGAAATAAATGCACTGGGTACAGTGCTCAACGTTGCAGGATCTAGCCCTGATGGGCAATCTTCTTGCATTGCTAGACTAGCTGAAAACAAGCTAATCTTAAAGTTTAATCAAGTAGTTCATTTTGCAAATGAGCAGAGTCTTAAGTTGCAGGTTGACAAGCTTGTTGACGAAGCTGTACAGCGATTAGACGCAAAACTAAGCGAAGTTAAGGCTCACTTTAAAGAAGCAACAGGAAACACCCTCAAGGTGAAGGATGTTGCTAGTGATGATGCAGTTGAAATGCTGTCAAACCCCTTAAATCCTGTTAGAGTGGCTGTTTATAGGCGACACCATGTAGTTGAGATTCAAAACTAAAGAATGGCTATAGTCAACAAACAAAAGCAGATCAAAGAAATCATTAAGTGCGGAAAGGACCCGGTGTACTTTATCAATAAGTACCTGAGAATTCAGCACCCGACCCGAGGTTTGATAGGCTTTGACACGTATCCATTCCAGGATGACTGTTTAAAGCAGTTTGTTGACCATAGGTTCAATGTTATACTCAAGTCTAGACAGCTAGGCATCTCTACGTTGTCAGCTGCTTATGCGGTATGGCTAGCAATATTCTACAAAGACAAGAATGTTCTAGTTATCGCAACTAAACTAGCTGTTGCTCAAAACTTTATTAAAAAGGTAAAGATATCTTTGAAGAGTATGCCAAACTGGCTAATTCTTCCAGAGATTACAGCAAACAATAAACAGACTGTTGAGTTTAGTAATGGGTCTCAAATAAAGGCTGTACCGACATCCGATGATGCTGGTCGTTCTGAAGCACTTTCATTATTGATTGTGGACGAAGCAGCATTTATTAGAAACTTTGATGAACTGTGGACATCTCTATATCCAACCATTTCAACCGGTGGGCGTGCTATTGTTCTTTCGACGCCAAATGGCGTAGGAGGTCAGTATCATGATATCTGGCTCAAAGCAGAATCAAGTGAAAATGAGTTTAACCCTATAAAGCTTCCGTGGGACGTACATCCTGAGCATGACGCTGAATGGTTTGCCAAGGAAAGTCGCAACTTTACCAATAAGCAGATTGCACAAGAGCTTATGTGTGATTTTGCAGCATCTGGTGACACTTACCTAAGCAACGATGAAATAGACTGGATCGGATCTTGTGTAAAGCCCCCTATGGAACGGTGGGGGCCGGACATGGGGGTATGGGTGTGGAAATACTCTCTAAGTGAACACAAATACATAGTATCAGCTGACGTCGCACGAGGCGATGCACAAGACTACAGTACGTTTCATGTTATTGATACAAACACTTCTGAGGTTGTTTGTGAGTATAGAGGAAAAGTACCACCGGATCAGTTTGCAGCTTTATTGGCAGAGGCTGGAAAGAGATACTGTGAAGCATTAATTTGCCCTGAAAACAATACATACGGGTATGCAGTCATTATGAAGCTCAAAGAGATGGGCTATAAGAATATGTACTTTAAAGATCAAAAGGACAAGTTTAATGCATTGTATGGTATTGGAGAAATTCCTATTCATAAGATAGGGTTCACAACAACAGGCCAGTCTAGAAGTCAAATACTAACTAAACTTGAACAAGTTATCCGAAACAAGGAAATCAAGGTATACTCTAGTCGTTTATATGACGAAATGAAAACATTTATCTGGAAGGGTGCTAAGGCACAGGCACAAAAAGGCAAAAATGATGACCTTGTAATGTCGCTAGCAATTGGTGTTTGGCTATTTGATACATCACCTGTTAATAGCAAACATTCAGTCGACATTAATAAGGCTATGTTAGGTGCTTTTGCTGTCAATAGAACCAGTGCAGATAAAGTTACGTCCCCATGGGAAAATAAGAGCATGAATCCGTTTAAGCCAATTGTAATTACACAAATGCCTGAAAGCGGTTCAAATCAGCCCTACGGAGACTTTAGCTGGCTTCTATAGTGTTTAAAGTTTAATACTTTCACGTAGAATCCTAATTAGTGAGATGAGGCATTCATTATGGCGGAAAATAAGAATCTATTTGTAAGGCTGACTAAGCTTTTTAGATCAGGTCCGATTATTAAAAGGCGCGTTAAGAATTATAACGCAAAAACAGGCGGCACTAGCACAGCACTTGAGGTTTTTAAGAGAGCCCATAGTGATGTCTATAATAGTACACTGTCATCCTACGGCGCTTTCGATAGAATGTCGAGGTATAGTGACTTTAGTGAGATGGAGTCAACCCCAGAGATATCTTCTGCATTAGACATTTACGCAGAAGAGTGTGTATCACCAGATGCACAAGGTCAAGCTCTGCATGTCTACTCAGAAAACAGAAAAGTTCAAGGCTTGCTAGACGATCTTTTCTACGAGACGTTAAACATTGAGTTTAACTTAGGAATGTGGGTAAGAAACCTTGTCAAGTATGGCGACTTCTTTCTCTTTAATGATGTTTCCCCGGAATACGGCATAATGAACGTGTTTCCTATCGCAATATCAGAAATTGAAAGAGAAGAAGGTTTTGATCCTAATGATCCAATGGCAGTACGATTTAGGTGGATCACACAAGGAAATAAGATTCTAGAAAACTGGCAGATTTCACATTTTAGGCTGCTAGGAAATGATGCATTTTTACCGTACGGATCATCAGTCTTGGAGTCAGCTAGAAGAATCTGGCGACAAATGATCTTAATTGAAGACGCAATGCTAGTGTATCGTGTAATTAGAGCTCCTGAACGACGCGTGTTCTACATCGATGTAGGTAATGTACCACCTGAAGAAGTTTCAAACTACTTGGAGCAAGCAAAAACATCTCTAAAACGATCTCAGATCGTAGATAAAACTACAGGAAAGGTTGATCTAAGATATAATCCGCTTTCTGTCGATGAAGACTATTTTCTTCCAGTTCGAGGAAGTGAATCTGGTACTAGAATTGACACCTTAGCAGGTGGTCAAAACGCAGCAGCTATTGAAGATGTAGAATATGTACAGAAAAAGTTGTTTGCTGCATTAAAGATTCCAAAGGCATATTTGGGATATGATGAAGACGTCGGAGCTAAGGCAACACTGGCCCAGGAAGATATAAGGTTCAGCAGAAATATCGCCAGAATTCAAAAAACTATTGTTGCTGAGCTTAATAAGCTGGCGATGATTCACTTATATGCGCATGGATATGAAGGCGATGACATAGTCGACTTTGACATTAAACTCTCAAATCCATCGTCAATAGCACAGCAGCAAAAACTAGAGTTGATACGTACAAAGTTTGAAATTGCAGGATCAGCCCCTGAAGGGCTAGTTAGCAGGTCTTATATTAGAAAGAGCATATTAGAACTTTCAGACGAACAAATCTCAGGAATGATTAAAGAGAGAATTGCGGACACAGCCGAAGATGCAAAGGTTGAGGCAGGTCCTGATACTGGCGGAGGGGATGAAGAAGGCGGTGGTGACGAAGGTGGTGAGGACGAAGGCGGAGGGGATGATCTGTTTAGTGCAGACCAGCCAGAAGGACCTCTTCTCATAGGTACGCCAGGCAAGAAGAGCAAGGACACTGAAGATGATTCTGATGATGATGAAGACATTCTCTCACGATTATCTATTAATGACGACGATGCACCTGTCAAGGCACATAATAGAATTAAGAATATATTTAATGAACCTATGCAAAAAAAGAGAAAAGTCACCGCAGGTCCGTCAGCTACACACATGCCTGACTTTAAGACAATGACAGGCGTTGGAAAAGCTGGTAGAAAACAAGACTCTCTCAGCAAACCTTTTGATGACGATTTTATTAAAAATCCATTTAAAGAGGCATCTTTGCCTAGAAATGAATTTATGGACAAGTTCATTGATGATAAGATAACTCAAAGAACTATTATGACAAAACAAATGAATAGAACTTTATCGAATATGTCGAGTACGATAGGAATCACTCGGCGCGCCATACTTAGTGAAGACGTAAGTGAAGATCAAGAGTATGAAATTGACTTGATTGAAGAGGGCAAAGATGACGAGTAAGAATCACAATAAGAAAAGAAATGTTGGAATCATATACGAGCAACTGTGCAGAAAAGTATCAGAATGTCTTGTAGAGGGTGATAAGGAACAGGCCGACGTTGCTTTAACAATCCTTAAAGAGCATTTCCGGAAAGGCACTGAGCTCTATAAAGAGTTTCGGCTATTCAATTCTCTTGTTAAGACTACAGTATCATCCGATACTATTGCAAGTCGAATCATAGAAAAGGCACAATCTGCTGCTTCTGATCACAATGCTACAAAACTTAATAAAGAAAAATCTCTTTTAATCAAAGAGATTAATCATAAGTTAACTGATGACAATTTCTATAACACTAGGGTTCCTGAGTATAGAACATATGAGACTATACAAACATTGCTAAACGATTGGCGTGCAGGATCTGACAATTTAGGCACAATTGAAGCATTTGAGAAAAAAATATG